AGGAGGACGCGGTGGACGTGGCCGCTGGCCGGCTGCTGGCGCTCAATGCCGTGGTGACCTCCTGCGAATACACCGGAAAGCAGGCGATGCAGGAAGCGTGGCGAGAAGTGGCGCGGAATCATGCATCGGGCGGTGCGCTACCTGGTATCCCGACAGGGTTGAATGCGCTGAACGACATTCTGGGCGGGTGGCACCCTGGCGACCTAACGATCATCGGCGGCCGCCCTGCGATGGGCAAGACAGCGTTTCTCGGTGGACTGATCGAAGCTGCCGCAGACGCGAAGTGGCGGCCCGGTGTGATCAGTGCCGAGCAGCCCGCAGTGCAGCTGGCGTTACGCCGACTTTCTGCGGTGTCCCAGGTCTCAGCAACCCAGCTTCGTACTGGTAACTTGGAGGACGAGGATTGGTCGCTCCTGCAGGCTGGTATGGCCAAGGCGCTAGATCGCGACATGTGGATCTACGACCGCTCGGCCGTGACGCTGGACGAGTTGGTAGGGATCGCTCGTAAGTGGAAGCACACCCACGGCATCGGCTGCCTGTTTATCGATTACGCCCAGCGCATCACGGTGCCGCGTGCGGACCGAACCACGGAAGTCTCCCAAGTGGCGCGCGGGATGAAGAACCTGGCCCGCGACTTGGACATCCCGGTCATCTCTCTTGCGCAGGTGGTGAAGGCAGTTGACCAGCGCCAAGGCGACAAGCGCCCGACCGCCGGCGACCTGGCCAACAGCGACGAGCTGACCCGCGAAGCCGACCAGATCCTGATGTTGTACCGGGATGAGGTCTACAACCGCGAGACACAGGACCGCGGCATCGCCGAGATCCTGATCGAGAAGAACCGCCACGGGCCGACCGGCTTCAAGAAGGTCGCCTTCCTCAGCGAAACCATGCGCTTCGCCGACCTGGGGAGGGAGTTCTGATGGTCCCCGCATACGAACTGGAACGCGCCCGCCAGACCGGCCGGTGGATGCGCGACGCACATAAGGACCGGAATTCGGTCCCGCTCTACGCCATGGGCGAGGACGGGCTGGCGCTGCGCCGGGCATGGCTGGCCGGCTACGACGAACGAGACGAGCAGATCAGGAGGAAGCGGGGATGAGCGAGATCGAATTGAAGGCGCGGGAGCTGCTGGTCGCGGAGTTCGAGCGAAACGGCCTTGTGTGCCACGCCCAGCACATCCGCAACGGCGAGATGGTCTACCTAGACGACGGGCGTGCATTGCGAGCGGTCATCGCCGCCCTTTCACCACAGTGGCAACCGATTTCGACCGCGCCGAAGCATGGTCAGCCTGTGCTGCTGGATCACCCGGATTGGCATTCGCGCGTGATGCGTGGCGGCTGGGATGCGCACGAACTGGCGTGGCGGGTGCATGGGTTCGGCTGTCCAGCAACCCAGCCAACCAAATGGCACCCGCTGCCCGCTGCGCCGGAGGTGTCGGCATGAAGCGCACATTCCTCATCGATCCGCACGGCAACCGGGACTGGCCGCAGGTGCTGTCCAACGTCGTGAGCGGCATTAACGACTGGATCAAGGGCGGCCCGGTGCAGATCACCCTGGACGAGCCGAAGCGGACGCTGGACCAGAACGCAGCGATGTGGCCGGCGCTGAGCGACATCGCCAAGCAGGTGCCGCTGGTGATCACCCGCCGCGACGGCAGCACCAGGCAGGCCACGCCCTATGACTGGAAGGACGTCCTCACCGCCGCGTTCGAGGAGGAGACCGAGTGGGCTCCCGGCCTGCGCGGTGGCGTGGTGATGCTCGGCGCCCGGACCAGCAAGTACAGCCGCCGGAAGATGGGCGACTTCCTCACCTTCATCCACGCCGAGTTCTCGGACCGGGTGCGCTGGTCGGACAGCGCTGTGGAACGACTGGCGCAGTTCGCGCCGACCAACAGGAGGGCTGCGTGATGGACGCCATCGAGAAGCGGGCGCGGGAGCTGTTGGCTCAGGCATTCCGCAAGCACGGTATGGATGATGCCGCTGAGCAGCTGGACCACATCTTGGACTTGTTCGAATCAGGAACCCTTCGCGCATCCGTGGACGCCATCATCGCCGCCCTCACGCCGCCCGAGGGCTGGGTACTCATGCCACGTGTCCTGACCGAAGAGATGCTGCATGCAGGATACCCGGCGGATAACGCGCAAGTTGGCTACGAAGCGATGCTGGCCGCTCGCCCGGAGGTGCCGTGATGGGCAGCTCACTGGACTACGTTCTGGCGCAGCTCTGCTTCCTTTGCCGTTCGAAAGACGTTGCCCGGATCAGGTTGGGCGTAATCGTCCGCATGGACCGAGCGAGTTGCAGCACAGCGCGCTGGCGTCTGCGGCCTAGCTATTTCGGCAGTAGGCATGACTTGGCCAAAGCGCAGCTGGAGATGCTCGCAGGCCGCGATGCCTTCTTCCGCGGGAAGCGCGTAACGAGGGAGGAACTCGCCAGGATGAGGAAGCCTCGCTACCGGTGGGAGGTGCGCCGATGAACTACCGCGACCGCGCCCTGCTGGACCTCGCCTACCAGCTCAACTGCACCCTCCAGATCGAAGGGGTGTGCGAGGGCGGCCCCGGCGAGCCATGCCACAGCAACCAGTCCCGCCATGGCAAGGGCGGCAGCATCAAGGCGCACGACTGCTTCTTTGCCAGCGGGTGCCGGAGCTGTCACCGCGAGCTCGATCAGGGGAAGCGCTTCACCCGCGAGGAGAAGGCCGAGATCTGGCAGCGGGCCCACGACCTGACCATGTTGCAGCTGTGGCAGCAGGGCTACCTGCGGGTGCGCGCATGAGGATCCTGGCCATAGACCCCGGCACCGAGGAAAGCGGGTGGTGCTTGCTGCAGAACGGCAGTGTTCTCGAATCTGGCGTGATGCCTAACCAGGAGCTGCTGGGTGTAGTGGCTGGCTATCGCCGCTACGGCGAGGATCAACTGGCCATCGAGATGATCGCCAGCTACGGCATGGCAGTAGGCCGGGAGGTATTCGAGACTTGCGTGTGGGTCGGGCGCTTCCAGCAGGTGTGGCGGCACCCGGACGCCGTCCGCCTCGTCTACCGACGCGACGTGAAGCTGCACCTGTGCGGCAACGCCAAGGCCAAGGACGCCAACATCCGGAAGGCGCTGCTGGATCTGATCGGGCCGCAGGGGACCAAGAAGGCGCCCGGGCCGACCTACGGCGTCAAGTCACACGCGTGGGCTGCGCTGGGTGTCGCCGTCACCGTGGCCGGCATCACGCCCGAGTCGAGGAGGGCGGCGTGACCCCGACCTTCAGCCAGTACACGACGCCGGAGCTGGAGATCGTCGCCCGGCTGGACCACGCCCTGGCCGAGGAGATCTTCAGCCTGCATCGGCGGGGCTACGACGTGCGCGAGGTGCTGCACGAGGCCCGCGCGTTCAAGGCCGAGGCGCAGCTGATGCGCCGCGAGATCAACCGCAGGAAGGCACGCCCATGAGCCAGGTATCCCAACCCCGCACCGGAGGTCGAAACATGGCCGCATCCGTTGAAGCTCCGCGCCGCACCGGTACAACTGAGGGTGTTCCGTTCCGGCAGGTCTGGAAGCCGCGCGTGGTCTGCGTGGTCGACCCGACCAACCCGGCAGATGCCCTGAACGCCATCCTTCCACGAATCGCAGAGAACCAGCGCGGATGCACGGTAGCCAGCTTCCTACTGATCAACCCGGAGACCTCGCAGGCGTTCGTCCTGGCCGAGGACAAGCCGGTGGCCGTGGAGATGGCCCGCAAGGGCGAGAAGTCTCCGTACTGGCCGTGGTTGGTGGGCAAGTACAGCTTCCCCCGTGTGACCGCCGAGGCCTTCGCGAACGTGCAGGAGGACATGCTGGAGCATCTGGGCATCGCCACGCCGGCGCCACGGATGCGGCCCATGCCCGTGCAGCTCGACTTGTTCGACCTGTCTGGACGCGCCGCGTGACCGCGTACATGCGGCCCTCTACCGAGGCAGGTATCGGTAGCCCCAGCTGGCAGGTGGGTAACAGCCAGCACCGAGGGAGCAGGGTGCCGCGTTGCGGCGGCGGACCCGGACGCCACGCCGGGGCCGTGACCACTTTCCCCTGCGGGACCGAGGAGGCCCTGTCGTGAATCTGGACCCGATCACGCAGGGCCTGCAGCACCTGGCCAGCCAGTTCAGCCTGACCCGGCAGGAGTGGCGTGACCACCACCGCGGCGGCGACTCGCTGCTGGACTCGCTGGTGAGCCACGGCTACGCGCAGGAGCAGGGCGAGCGCTTCGGCATCACCCGGCAGGGGCAGGTGCGGTTGCAGGCGGAGGTGGCCAGTGAATAGCTGTGGCCCTTGGGTCAGTCTCGTGTTCGCCGCAGGCATGGCATGCGGCATGGTGGTGCTTGGCCTGGCTGTGTGGGTAGGCACCATGGTCGGGCGAGGGTAGCGCCATGAGTGAGCTGCGCAGTGTCTTCCTCCACAAGGGGTTCCTAAAGCGCGTGGTTGCCGATCTCGGGGTTGATTACAAGAGCTTGCCGACTGAAAACGGTCAGAGGTACTACGACTGGGTTGGGGGCGGCGTTCGCTATTGGGATGGCTGGCGGGAGATGCCCCTTGGCCGGTAAGCAGCCCAAGGCCAGCACAGCCAAGAAGCCGGACAAGTCGGCCGGTGGGCGGCCGAGTACCTACAGCGCCAAGCTGGCGGCAGAGATCTGCGCCTACATCGCTGAGCACAAGACCCTGCGCGACGCCCTGAAGCAGCCCGGCATGCCTTCGGAGGCCACGGCCTATCGCTGGTTGGCTGAGCGCCAAGAGTTCCGCGAGATGTACGCCCGCGCGCGCGAACAGGGCGACGAGCTGGACGCCGAGCGCATGCGCGAGATCGCTTTCGACCAGAGCATCGCCCCCGACCAGAAGCGGGTGATGATTGACGTGCTGAAGTGGCAGATGGCCAGGCGCTCGCCCAAGAAGTGGGGCGACAAGGTCCAGCATGCCGATGCCGACGGCGAGAAGCTGCCGGCCCCGCCGCCGTTCTACGTGATGGGCGTGGTCCCGGCCAAGCAGGGCGAGTGACCGTGTCGGCCCAGCCGAACCCGCTGGCACCGCACACCCCGGTGCACATTCCGGCCAAGCTGCTGCCCGTGCTGAATCCTAAGCAGTTCAAGGTGCTGTACGGCGGGCGCGGCTCGGCTAAGTCGCACACCGTGGCGCAGATCCTGGTGATGCTGTCGATGCAGGCCAAGCACCGCATCCTGTGCGTGCGCGAGATCCAGAAGTCGATCGCCCAGTCCTCCAAGCGGGTCATCGAGGACTACATCAACCGCATGGGCCTGTCGGCCTACTTCAAGATCAACAAGCAGGGCGAGGACCAGATCACCTGCATCCTGACCGGTTCCACGTTCAGCTTCACGGGCCTGCAGGACCACACCGCCGACAGCATCAAGTCGTTCGAGGGCGCGACGATCGTGTGGGTGGAGGAGGCGTCCAACGTCTCGGCCAACAGCTGGAACAAGCTGATCCCGACTATCGTCCGCACGACCGGCGCCGAGATCTGGGTGACCTTCAACCCTGACCAGCAGGACGACTACGCCTACAAGCGCTGGGTGCTGGGCAACGACCCGGACGCGATCGTCATCCAGATCAACTGGCTGGATAACCCGTGGTGGAACCCGGCGATGGAGACGGAGCGGCTGAAGACGCTGGCCGTGTCGCAGGACCTTCACGACCACATCTTCGGTGGCCAACCCCGGGCTAAGGCCGGCATCCTGTTCAAGCGTCACTGGTTCAAGCGCTTCAACCTGGGCGACGAGCCGAAGGGACTGCGCAAGTACCTGGCCAGCGACTACGCCGGCGCGCCGGACCCGGACGACCCCGAGGCCGACCCCGACTGGACCGAGCATGGTTGTGCCGGCCTCGACCACGTGGGCGACATGTGGTTCGTGGACTGGTGGAGCGGCCAGGAAGACCCGTCCGTGTGGATCGCCGCCCTGATGCAGATGGGCAGGCGCAACAAGCCTGTGATGGCGTTCGAGGAGATGGGCGTCATCCTGCGCACCACCGACGGCGCTATCCGCCGCGCGGCCAAGGCTACGCAGACGTTCGTTCACCGGGTGCCGCTGGCGAGCGCCGGCAGCAAGGCCGACCGCGCTCTGGGCTTCGCTGCCCGCGCTGCCACCGGGTCGGTGCACATCCCGAACACCGAATGGGGCGACCGGCTGATCGACCAGCTGTGCGCCTTCACCGGCGAGGATGGACGCCGCGACGACATGGTGGACGTGTGCAGCCTGTTCGGCCGTGGAATCGATCTGATGGCCGATGGCAGCCTCCCGCCCGAGGCCAAGCCGGCTCCGCCTGCACCGTTCACAGACCCGTGGTTCAAGCAGCGCGACGCCGCCGACCGCGACGAGGACGAGAAGACAGCCCGCTACTACCGTTGATGCCTCCGGCAGCTCGGGCACCTTGGGGCCAGTTCGCACACCGGCCCAACCATGGCAGACCAACCCATCGCAGCACTCGAAAACGGGATCGCGGCCGCCGCTGATCCCGATCCGGCGCGCGCCAAGCAGATCAGCCGCATGCAGGCTGACGTGCGGCGCTGGATGGCCCGCTTCGAGGAGGCCCGCGAGTTCGACAAGGACGCCCGGCAGCAGTATGTGAAGGACCGGCGCCAGGCGCGCGGCGATTCCGGCTTCCTGGTCGACGCGAACCTGATCGGCACCTACATCGACATCCAGGAGGCGTTCCTTTACGCCCGCAACCCGGACTTCGACGTGTCGCCCGGCCCGGCGCACCGCATGCCGACGCCTGAGCAGTTGCGGGACATCATCGAGTCCGACGAGCAGGTGATGGCCGGTATCCAGCAGCAGGCCGAGCAGGACGCGATGGAGGTCGGCCGGCAGATTGCCGTGCAGCAAGCGGCCATGGGTGTGTCACCGGAACAGGCCTTCGAGCAGGGTCAGCAGGCGCAGGAGAGCTACCTGGCCACCGGCGTGGTGGAGAAGCTGGTGGCCGACGAGGTCCTGAAGCTGCGCAAGCAGTATGCCAAGCGCTCGCGGGAGATGAAGCAATTTGCCGAGACGCTGGAGGCCGTCGGCACCCAGATGTGGAAGGACGCGCAGCTGAAGCGCCGCGGCCGTCCGTGGGTCCGATCGTCGCTGACCATCGGACCCGGGGTGCTGAAGGCGACGTGGCAGGAGCGCACCGAGATCTCGCCCGAGACGCAGACCGCGATCAACGACCTGCAGCAGAACATCGCCCGGGCCAAGGCGCTGCAGAAGGAGCTGGAAGACGGCACCGCCGGCTATGGCGCCCGTGCGTGGGACACGGTCAAGGGCGTGTTCGGAAACAACGAGGAGGCCAAGATCGCAGACCTGGAGCGACAGCTGGCCGCCATCCAGAACGGGGCCGAGCGCGTGGTCGCCCGCGGCTACGCGATCGACAACGTGGCCGGCGAGAACTTCCAGGTCGCGCCGGGCTTCACCATCGCCAACCACGTTGATGCGCCCTGGAACGCCGAAATCTCCTATCCGTCCTACGAGGACGCGCTGGCCGAGCATGGTCCATACCTGGCGCAGTTCGACAAGGACGGCAACGCCGAGAACATCCTGCGCAAGGCCGTGCGCTACGCACCACGCAAGCCGTGCATGGGCAAGAACGAGAGCGTCGGCTTGACCGGCAACGCGGCGACAGCTGAGGAGGCCGATGCCTACACCACGAACACCGACGGTGGCGCCAATGGGTGCTACGTGCGCCGCATCGAGATCTGGGACGCGGAGAGCAACACCGTCCTGACCGCGATCGCCGGCGTCCCGTTCTGGGTCAAGCCCGCCTTCAATCCGCCGGCAACCACCCGGTTCTACCCGTATTTCGTGATCTGCACGTCCGAGGTGGACGGCCAGCGCCACCCGCAGAGCCTGGTCAGCCGTTCGACCAAGCTCATGGACGAGTACAACCGCATCGGCTCGGCCGAGACCGAGCATCGCCGCCGCATCAAGCCCAAGACGGCATTCCACGCAGGCGCGATGGAGGCGGATGAGGCGGCCAAACTCGCCAAGGCGGACATCGGCGAGATGGTCCCGCTCAACGTGACTCGGCCGGACACAGACTTGCGAACGCTGCTGGTGCCGATCACCTACGCACAGATGGACCCGGCGGTTTACGACCGCACGCGCATCCTGGCCGAGCTGGAGCGCATCTGGGGCGTGCAGGAGGCGCTGACGGGCTCCATCAACACGGCCAAGACCGCCACCGAGGCGGACATCCAGCAGCAGGGCTTCCAGGCGCGCAGCAGCAGCCGCCGCGACAACATGGAATCGGTGCTGAGCGAGCTGGCCGAATACACCTGCCAGATCGCCCGCGTGTACCTGACCGACGAGGACGTGCGCTTTATCGCTGGTCCGACCGCATTCTGGCCGCCCTACATGGGGCCGGATGACCTGGCCGAGTTCGTTCGCATCGAGATCCGCGCCGGTTCGTCGGGTAAGCCGAACACAGCGATGGAGCGCCAGTCGTGGGCCAACCTGCTGCCGCTGCTGCAGACCGGCATTACCCAGATCGGCCAGCTGCGCGGTGCGTCGCCCGACGCGATCGCCGACGCGCTGGAGCAGCTGATGCGCCTGACCGCCGAACGCAGCGGCGAGCGCTTCGACATCGACCAGCTCATTCCCCAGAACGACGGCACTCAGCCGGCGCTGCCCGCACAGGGCGTGCCCGGCAGCGCGCCGCCTCCGCAGGGTGGCAACGCCGGCCAGCAGCCGCCAGTTCCGCCCGCACCTCCCGGTGGCTCTCCGGCCGCCGATCCCCTCGCAGCAGCCTGATAGGAGCAACAAATGAACGAGAGCATCAATTCCGCGTGTTCCCCGGCAGAAGAGTTCGAGGCCGAAGGATTGCGTGACCGCCTGCGCATTACCGAGAGCCAGATCGCGCAGCTGGAATACGCCATCGGTCAGCTCGCCAGCCGCTTGTCGCCAGTCCTGCGCCCGGAACTGGCCGATCCGAAGTCCGACGCCTGCAGTGCAACGCCCCAGCCGGTTCGCAGCCCCTTGGCGCAGGAAGCGCACCGACAGGGCCTCCGCATCTACCAGGCGCACCGGGATCTGTATTCCATCGAACAGCGCTTGGCGCTCTGAGGAGAACACCATGGAAAACCAGCACCGCAAGATCACCGGCTACCGGGAACTGACGCAGGCCGAAATCGACCTGATGAACGACATCAAGGCCAAGGGCGTGGAGTTGGACGCGCTGGTCAAACGCCTCGAGGACAACCAGGCGCGCGTCACTGCAGAGCATGGCAGTGGTGATGCTGAGCCGTTCCGATGGATCTCCATCGGCAAGACCCATTTGCAGCAGGGGCTGATGGCGATGACTCGCGCTGTGGCCAAGCCGGAGAGCTTCTGATGCGCCACCACCCACTGACGCTCGCCATCTGGCGGGTATTCGCAACCTGGAGCAAGTGATGAACGAGAAAGTCACCCCGCCGTCTCCCGCTGAGTTCACCTTCGGCCTTGGTTTCGGCAGCGCGCTGGATCACCTGAAGGAGGGCCGTCGCGTGGCCCGCGATGGCTGGAACGGCAAGGGCATGTTCGTCTACCTCGTGCCGCCGGCCAGTTATGCGGTACAGACAGGCGCAGCCAAGGCGTACTTCGGCGAAGGCTCGATGGTCCCGTACAACGCCTACTTCGCGATCAAGAACGTAAACGACACCGTCAGCACCTGGGTCCCGAGCGTCAACGATTGCCTCGCCGATGACTGGTATGTGCTGCAGGAGGAGGGCTGATCCATGCACGTTGATGCAGACACCCCGGCCGCTGCGCCGGACACCACCCCGACCGACCAGGCCGCCGACGTCATGGCAGCACTGGACGCCGGCATTGCCGCTGCTGATGCCGAAACCGCTCCAGCCGCTGAACCGCCGCCGGTCGACACGCCGCCGGCCGATGCCGCCACGCCCCCGGCAGACGACCTGAACGCTGCTCCGCCCGCTGACGGCCAGCCTCCGGCACAGCCGCAGGAAGGCGCTCCCCCGGCGGATGACCAGCCGGCCGCTGCCGCTGAGGATGAGCCGCAGCCCGACGCCGACACCGAGGCGGAGATTG